ACCTTTTTGTACACCTTGTCCGCACCATTCACCAAAGATAGAATAATGTGTAATAGTAAACTTAGCTAATGTATCTTGTGCTGCAGTTAAAAGATCAGTAAACACACCGTTATTTGCTTGTGTGTACTTTGCCCAACCGTAGTTGTCATCATCTATTGTTAAAATGCGTTCACGTGATTGAGCCCAAAACCCAGTTGGTTTGCTGGCAATAGAAGTAACACTAGCATTAGTACCGTGTGACTTAACTGAACCTTCAAACGTTAAAGTTGGAATAGGTGCATATGGATCAAAAGTTGGTTCACCATTGTCATCTAACCCTTTAAAGGTAGCACGACTTTTAACTTCTCTAACTACTTGTCTAAACTGATTAATGCTGGGCCATGATTTGTGTACTTGTTGCATAGTGTACTCCTGTGTTAATTAAGTAAAAATATATTATATAATAAGTGTAAGCACTTGTCAAACTTTATTAACAAGTAATTGTGCCGCATCACTTTTTCTTAGTGTTAATGAAAACCCACGTAGTTTAATTTCAATTGGATCTCCTAATGGAGCAACTCTAACTACTTGTACTTGTGTGTTACGAGTAAGGCCCATGGCTAATAATTGTTTACGAGATTTATTACCGTCATAGCCGGTAATAATACCAACTTCGTTTACCTTTAAGAGATCTAGTGTCATTAGTGTAATTGTGAAATACGTGTTTCGTTAATGTTAATATGTTCTAGATTGTCAAAGTATCCAGTCCATGGCAGATAGCTAAAGTTAATAGATTGGCCATCTGAAGTATGTAAATACATTTTAATTTTCCCATGGGAGGTACCTTCATCTGGAATAAACTCATAAGTAACATTGTGCGGCTGATTAACTTCGCTAATAAGTTTTTCAGCTTGGTACTTAGTTATGCGCCATGCAGATACAATTTTATCATAATATTCCGAAGCTTCTAAAAACGATTCTAGTTCAGCTGCTGATTTATAATCTTTAAATACAGCAATTGGTTCAGCTGAACCGAAATGTGCTCTTCCAAATGAATTTCCAGTGGACCACTCAACCCATACTACAATCACGTCATCGCCTGCTCTAACATCTAATGTTGTAACGATGTCCGGCATATGATCAGTAAGTTTTACAGTAGATAACATGTTTATATAAGATTCACTCCACTCACCAAATTCTTCTTCAGACTGATAATGGTTAGTACAAGTTCTGTTAATCTCAATACTTAAACCAATATTAACTGGTTTGTCTTCAATTTTATGAATATCATAATCATCTAATGATGGATCAATATATTCTTCATGTTCGCCTGTGTACGCTGTCATACTTGTCTCTCTATAAAATTGTGTTGTGGTATTGAAAACCAATCTGTGCCGCAATAGCATGTTGGGTTTGTAATTTGTCCTTGTGTTGGTATTGGCTGTCCTGGCATATAATCAAATGCGTCAGCGTACATAGTGTTCTTAAATATATCTCTATTAGTAATTGCAACTAAATGATTATTAGAGCAAAATATAAAAGTACTACGAGGAACTTTAAGCATAAAAAGATTCAGGGGAATCAACTTCCCCTTCATTGTCCTCTAAGTAAAAATCATATAAGTCATATTCTAACTCTGGAATATGTTCTTTCTTAGGTTGATGTGCTCCTCCTTTACCTAATATAGGTGCTGGGTTATGACCACGTATGTAATGCGCTTTCATAATAACTCCTTGTGTAATAATGTTTTTGCTTATTATATAATGTACTTATAATAAAGTCAATACTAAAAGGACTAAAGTCCTAAAACATTCAAAGTTCATATTCGTTACACTCATATTCACTTATCATGTTTTTATTTTTATTTCTTTTAATTATTTAATAATTATGAATGCTTTTTATATTCATGTAGATTCTTTGTGTCAATATGATACTAGTTTCCTAGTATCATAAGAAAGGTTTTCATGTGAGTTCCTCTTAGCCTTTTTTAGATAGCAGGTGTTTTTATTTTGATCCCGATGTTTGGCTCTACGCTTACCAGTACCTGCCGCGACTTTTAAGAATACCTCGTATCATTGTATTCATACATCGTTTAGAATCATTTTGCAACCATATACAATTAAACAAACGCTAGCAACCAGTGGGTTCTCGTTTAGGCATCCAATAAAGGGTAGTGTTTAAAGGCCTGACTATAGCAATCAGAACTAGCTACCATCACACATCAGAATGGATTCACTAACGGTATTACAATTGGCCCGTCAACCTTAAGCTATAATTTCAACTAGTATACACTCACTGTTTTCAAAAGTCATCTTTCATTTTACCAAACGATAAATATATTACTATGAAAATACATGAATTATTAGAAAACCACCATGGCTCGTTAGCACGGGATAACGGTGATGTAATCACAATCGGTGATGCAAGAATTGATATCGATACTAAAGCACAGTTTTCACCAAGACCACAATCTGTTATTGAATTCTTAGTTCCTAAAGAATTACGCGGACAAGGAATTGGAACACAGTTACTAACAAAAGCTGTAGCAAAGTATCCAATGTTAGGTGGACAAGTAAGCTCTATAGCATCGTTAAAAGTATTTTGGAATTTAGGGTTTAGAAATCCAGGAATGCCAGAAGCATCGTTTCAAGATCATGTTGATAGAATGAATGAATACAGTTCAGTGTTTATGGCACGTACTGACGAACACGGAGTTCCATATGAAAATACATGAAATAATCTCTGAAGAAATTAAAACAAGACTTGATGCCAAATGCTGGAAAGGCAAACATAAAGAAGGTACTAAAGTAAAAGGTGGTACTAGAGTTAACAACTGTGTGCCAAATGAATCAGTAGATGAAACAGCAGCATGGCAGAAGAAATCAGGAAAGAACAAAAACGGTGGATTGAATGCTAAAGGTGTTGCTAGTTATCGTAAAGAACATCCTGGAAGTAAATTACAAACTGCAGTAACTACTAAACCAAGTAAACTTAAACCTGGAAGTAAAGATGCAAAACGCCGTAAGAGTTTTTGTGCAAGAATGGGCGGTATGGAAGGTCCTATGAAAGACGAAAAAGGTAAACCAACTAGAAAAGCATTAGCATTGAGAAAATGGAATTGCTAAGTTAAATTATGAAAATACAAGAAATTATAAACGAGGCTCACAATCGTGGTGATATGAAGTCGGTGCTAACTGCAAGAGGATATAAGTTGTTAGGAACTGGATATTATGCAACTGTTTGGCAAGCACCAAATGGAACAATTTTAAAAGTGTTTTCTGCAAGTGAAGAACAAGATTATCATGATAAAACTTGGTTAGCACCTAATTATAAACAGTATCCTGACGATCTAAAAGATTTTTTAATGTTCTATCATTATGTTAAGCAACATCCGAGTCCGTATCTTCCAAAATTTGGAAAACTTAAACGTGTAACAGTTGATAATCGTGAATATGTTATTGTAACAACTGAACCATTATCAGCAACTAGTACTAATCCAAAAACTGAAGATGCGTTTAGGTCTATAATAGTTAATGGCGGAGCTACTACATGGGAAGGGATAATTGAGGATAATCCAAGAGATGTTGACATATTAAATAAGTATGGTCCAAGGACATTTATGCCAGTTGCATTATTAGCCGCACATCTTAGTAGTATAAGTCCAACTTGGGATTTCTCAGATCATTTATCTAGAAATATAATGTTTCGTGGTGATATTCCAATAATTAATGATCCATGGTAAAGAGTCAATAAAAAAGCTGCCCTAGGGCAGCTTAGTTGTATTTTGGTTAATAAGGCATACATGCCCCAGAGCGGTAGTTTCTTAAGCTACCATGTCAGCTGCTTCCAAAGAGAAGTCAACTGTCATATACTCGAATTTAGATGCTTTTGCGTCTATAAGTTTTGCGCTGTTTAGGACAGTCACCTCACCTGTTGCCGTCTCCATTATCTCACCAAGTCGAATCCAATTCATCCCCATTATAAAACACACTATCACTTCCCATTTGAGGGGCAGGAAGTCTACGGCTGTTGCCCCACTCCGATACCTCTAATGTGTTTTATGGTGGAGATGTGGGGTTTCGAACCCCAGTGTTTGATGCCGTCACTTTGAAGGAATTACAACAATAATAAACACACTAAAATATTTAATGTGCTTATTATTGTTAACTTGTGCATATTATAACATAAAAATAATATTTGTCAAGTGTTAATGATAAATAAAAATGTAGTTCACGATGCGCTAACATCTAACTACTCTAAACATTTTTAACTTTTAAGGAACAACAATGTCCAGCAACATTATTTATACCAAACCAATCTGCGCCTGTATTATTTGTAAAAAAGAATTTTCTATTTACGGAATTCATACACATTTTGAACGTGCGCACGGAACACCTGAACAAAAACAAAAATATCCATCTGGTAATCATGGAAGATATAATGATGAATCATATCTTCAAAAAATAAAAACCCCTCGGCATGTAATTACTGATACATGTAAACAGTGTGGTAACACATTTACTTATGAAAAATTAGTGTCTAATACATATAAGAAAGGTTGTAGTAAATCCTGCATAACAAGTTTAAATAATAAAGCAAGAATTAACAATGGGTTTGTGCAACCTAAACATTCTTCCGAAGCAAGAAAACAAGCCTCAGAACGATCAAAAGCATTATGGCAAAATTCTGAATACGCTAAAAAAGTAATGTCGCAATCAAAACGATTTACATCAAAAAATGAAGTCTTAATAAGAGATCATTTTATAAACACTCATCCAGAAGATGAATGGACATTTGGCGGCGGCTTAAAACATAATGGAGAAACAATTGTACGTGATTTATTTTCTAAAAAATTAAAGATATGTTTTGAATATGACGGCATATGGCATTTTAAAGAAGTGCATGGCCAACTTGCTCGTAAGCAGTTAAAGGATAAGTTATTAGAGGAATGGTGTATTGAAAATAAATATTCTCTAATAAGACTTGATGAAAATAAGTTCAACAGTAGTTCAATTGCTGAACTAACTAAAATATTTTATTCATTAGATAAACCTACAATTTTAAAAATTGGTGATAGGTACTAATTACTCCCATCTTAACACAAACCATGCATGATTAGATTTAACTTGGAATACATGTACGCCAGTGCTACAATATTGTAATAAGAATTCTTTACATTTATTCCTTAACATCCAAGTTAACACTTCATTGTAATCGTCAGATGTATTACACCTGTATACAGGATAGTTATTCCAACCTGGGTAAGATGTTCTTGTTACTTGTTTCTTCATGTTACCTCAGTTAAATGCTTAATAAGAACCAGGATAAATCTTTTTCAGATTCAAATGTTATGTGACCAAAACCTACATCCATGTTAAGATCACCTTTAAACTTATCTTTAACAAAATTTTTTGTTCTAGGTACTGATGTAACATTTTCAGGTAAGTAAACCTTATCGTGTGTTGCAATATATTGCCATTGTTTAAATGTTAGTTTATGTACTATCAAAATATCTCCCCCGCCCAAAGCAAAGTAAATATAAAGTAATCATCTTTATCCATATACCAATAACCAGATTGTTCACGACTTGTTTCATTGGTTATAACAAACTTTGCTGATGTGTAGCCTTGCTGTCTCATAAATTCGTCACACAGTATTTCATTATCATCATCTCTGCTCCATAATTCATAAAACTCAGGATAATTATCGTATAAATCTTTTATCTTCATTTAACCCCACTTCAACACAAACCAGTTACGATCTTTCTCTTCTTTAAATTGAATAGTGTAATATAGCATAAACCATCTGCTGTTACTTGTTAATCCAGCAGATGGTCCAAACGTTTCAGTACACCATTCGTTAACTTCTACCTTACTTACACTGTGAGGCAGCCGTGCAGCATACCGTAACCCGCTCATTACGAAACAGTAAGATACTTAATCTGGAACATCATAAATCGTTTTTCGTCACTAACATCATAGTTCATAGTGTAGTAACCATCGTCATTTTTTAACATGACAACCCCGTACACTTTATCAATCCAATCTTGGAATGGCATTTGGGTAACTGCTTCGGATGCTAAAAACTCTTCTCTTGAATTACGTAACGCATTGCGATAACGATCACGGTGTTCAGTAGTTAGTTCTTCTTTTTTAGTTACAACTGGTTCTTGTTCAAGTAATAAAGACATATAGTTCTCCTATAAAATTAAAAAAAAGTAAAATAGCAACACACTAATGAATAATATATTAAGCTACAGATATGTAGCGGTTTGGTTTTCAATCCTGAGCAAATGTTATACAATGCTTTAAGTGTGTTGCGTATGTTGTATATTATAGCAGTATTTTAAATAATGTCAAACTTTATTAAACCTGTATTTAAATAAATACAATATACAGAGGAGTGCAAGGATGCATGAAGTATTTAAACTTATAGGTGAGTTAGGCTTTCCTATCGCAGTAGCATTTGCTGGTGGGTATTTCGTATACCTAACCATTAAGCTATTGTTAGGTGGAGTGTTAGGAAGTATCAAAGGAATGGCTGGAATCATTGTAGCATTAGATAACCGCGTTAAGACAATGAATCATGACGTCATCCGCATCGACACGATTGTATCAAATGCATTAGGGTTAAAACCAGATGTAGAACGTATATCGCGTGCTGATGGGAAAAATGATGCTCGCAGGGACTAAAAGGAATTAGTATGCATTATTTAGATTATGTGTGGCAACTGTTTGAGTTTGGAATGATCTTAGATGAAGAGATTGATCTTGATAGTTTAGGATGGGAAGATGGTTCTTATTTTAGATTAGACCGTACAACTGATGGTAGTCGTCCAGTTTTAAGAAAAGTTAAAGTAATTAAAAAATATACCCCGGGGGAAGAGAATGGATCCGAGTGAATTAGCTGGAGTTGTAAATAAGTACGGTTTTCCTATTGTTATGGCAGTCGGAATGGGACTAATTATAAAATACGTGTGGGAATGGGCAACTAAAGAAGTTAAGCCGGTTATTAGTGACGCTAACACTGTACTAATTGCACTCATTGATCGTATTCGTATGTTAGATAATGATTTAATCAGATTAACTCAAAAGGTAAATACCGTATTACATTTACGTGGTAAAATTATTGAAAGTGATCGTGTACTTGAACAAGTTAAAGTAGAGCGTGAAGCATCTAAACAATTTGACAAAGCTGTTCGTATGGACGATCCTAAACCGCCAAAGAAGAAAGCAAAATCTGAAGACGATAATACTGCAGCAGCTGGAGAAAGTTAAGAATGAGAATAAGAGAGCTATTAGAAAGTATTGAATTAGATGAAACTAAAATACCAACTAGTAAAGAATTAAGAAAAGCGTTACTAAAAAAAGGTTATACTTCACATGAAGGCGGAGAACATGAGAAGTTTTATGCACCTGATAATTCGCATCATATTGCAATACCTCGTGGGTCAAAACCATTAAGTATTGGCCTTGCAAGGTCTGTTATGAAAAAAGCTGGACTTACTGACGCTGATTTTTAATTATTTCTCTGTGGCGATAAACTCGTTATTGTGAAATCTGCGCTTGTGTTGCCCAATAGTGTTTATAGTAACTTCTTTACTGCAGATTTCACATGTTACACGCTGTCTCGGTACGCTCTTAGGCTTACGCATTTTTTGTTTAGTCTCATCACTATGATGACATCCTGCAAAAGTACCAGGTTTCCCAAATCTAGGATTTAATTTACCAGGTTGTGATCCTTTTCCTTTTCTATTAGCACTCATTAATGCTCTTGCTTCTTCAGTATGGGTTTTATTAAACATGCCGTTCTTTTCTCCTGATGTGTCACAACCGCAATTTCCTTCGCCACCTAGTGACATATTATATTCTGGTTTAAGCTTTTCGATCCAAAACGTTTCAACAAGTCCTAATTCATTTAAATCGTTAGCATTTGTTTCTTCTAACAATTCTATTTTGAAGTTTTCTTCTCCGTATTTACGTATAGCTTTATGCAGTATCCAGGGTTTATTCCTACGGGCATCTGCTTTATGCCCTGAAAATCTAACTTCTAATGTTTTTGAAGTCATACCCACATATCTTTTTTCGTTAATTAAATTAGTTATAATGTAAATCCTCATACATCTATTTATCAAACCTTTATTTTGAGGTTGCTATAAAGACCCCATTCCAATCTTTAGGCAACTCTTGAGTTTTTTGGAATTCACACCTTTCAATCCACATATCGTAGTAATTTGCCATTTTCCCATCAAACTTATCTTTAAGCTGATTACATATTTTAATGGCAGAATCAAATTGTTGTGCTCTATATAACTCATGCATTTTATTGTGAGATTCTTTAGCAGTAACATATTCAGGTACAACGTCATCTAACACAGTATAAATTCCAACTCCGACACTTTTACCTTTAACAGCTAAATCATCAATCTTTAGGAAGAAAAATTCGTTATCACAATAACGTACAGTATTTTCTCCAACTAACAGCACACAACCGTATTCTTTACATTTACTTTCTATACGAGCAGTTGTTGAAACAGCATCTCCTAACACATCGTAACTATGTCGTTCTGTTGACCCCATTTCTCCAATATATCCTAATCCGGTATTAATACCAGCTCCCATCTTTACACCTGGACGTCCTGCAGCTTCAAGGAGTTTACTATATTCTTTAACAGCTTTAACCATTTTGAGTCCTGTTGCTACTGCAGTTGATGGATGACTAGGATCATCAATTGGAGCATTGTGAATATGCATAGATGCATCTCCGATATATTTAATAACCATACCATTAGCTTCTAAAATTGGCTTCGTAATAGAATCCATATAACCGTTCATTACTTTAGTTAAACCGCCAACATCGTCTCCAAATGACTCACCTAATGGAGTAAATCCACGCAAATCCGAAAAGCAAATACTTATTTCCTTTTTAACACCACGTTTAATTAGTTCTGGATCTTTTTGTAGCATTTCGACTACTTCTTTAGAGCAGTAACCTGCAAATTGTTTTTTGATAGCTAGTTTTTGTGTTAGTTCAGAAACAAACTTAACAGTATAAGCATGAGCATACACAAAGCCAAATCCAGCCACAACAAACGTTGCATCCAGTAAAATGCTATAATTGGTGAAAACATAGCTAGCAGCATAAGGAATGCCGCCGATAAACATAATAATAGGAATAAAGCCATAACGCCATCTCGTTAAAAATATAGAACCAATAGCTAGTGCAATAAATGCTAATAGTTCTGCCCCATCTGCGTAGTCCGGTCTAACAATGTTAGTACCAGATACTAGTGTATCTAATACAGCACTTTGAAGTTCATGAGGAAACCGTTCCCCTGTAGCTGTTGCCACTGGGTTGTTGAGTCCTCTTGCGGTAAGACCAACAATAATGATTCGTCCCTCAAAGGAGTCTGGAAGACTAGTGATTGAATAGCTTGCGGGCTTATGTGACCAGTCAATCCAAATTCTACTGAACGGGTCGGTTGCAATTTTTCCAAACTTAGGAATTCTGACAGCTTCGACTCCAAACTCTGAGATTTTAACTTGGAAACTTGGGTCTCCACTTGCGACTCGTAAAGTGTCAAGTCCAAGTGACGGGTATAACTTTCCTTTTGATGATACAACCATTGGCATTCTTCGTACAACGCCATCGAGTTCTGGGAAAGTGTTAACAATACCAGCACCTGCAGTAACATCGTTAAGTTGTTTAGTATTTGCTTGTATGTTTTCATAATTTACAGTAAATGGTTGATCTTCATTTCCTATTACACTAACACCTGGGCGAAATGCAATAGTATCTAATTTTACAGGTTCGTTAGTTGCGGTCTGCGGTAGTACAACAGGAGAAATTGAAATAACGTTAGCTAAGTCTGCATCTCTTTTAAATCTATCTGCATCTGGCATAAAGATATTAAACACTACTAATCCTGCACCTCTAGCATATAAGTCTTCAATTATCTGTGCGTATATGTCGCGAGAGAACGGAAATTGCCCATACTTCTCTAATGCAGCATCATCTATGTTTACCGTAGTAACAGATGAGTCTTGTATTGGTTTACTTGTAATTAATGTATCAAAGTATCTTAGTCGCATACTTTCTACAAATGACGGATCTGCTATACGTACACCCGCTACTAACATAACTGTTAGTAGCGCAGTCCAGGGGTTTAATAATATTTTTTTAATCATTTTATTTTTGGCACCAAGTTGTCTTTAAATATTTCCCAACAATTTTCCCAAGTCCATCTAAATGAACTTATATATACACGGTGTCTATCAAGTTTTAAACATTCTTCAATTGCTGTTTCTAAGTTAGTATCCATAATACCATTACGACCTTGTTCTATAATATCAATAGGACCTGGCACTGGATATGCAGCAACTGGACAACCTAACGACATTGCTTCAATTATTACAATACCAAACGTATCAGCTGCACTTGGAAAAACAAATACATCAGCATTAACATAATAATCAGCTAACTCCGATCCTGACTTGTATCCTACAAATTCTACTAATGGATATTTCTTTTCTAATCGTTTACGATAAGGACCATCTCCTACAATTTGCACATGATACTTTTCGTTTTTAGATAATACACATAGATCATCTAATGATTTTTCTTTAGACACTCTGCCTACATATAGCAAAACAGTTTTGTCTGAATCTGCTTTGTGTGCAGTTGGTTGTAGTAATTCTCTATCAACACCGCGTGTCCATGGTATGACATTTGGTCTAAACTTATGTTCTTTAAGTTCTTCAACCATTGTTTGTGTAGTAGTTAATACTACAGTTGAATCTTTATGAAACCAACGCACGTATGCG